ATACCGCAGGTTTTGTACCGCAGATTTGGTCTGATGAGATCATCGCTGCATACAAGAAGAACTTGGTTGCTGCTAACCTTATCAAGAAGATGAACTTCAAAGGTAAGAAAGGCGATTCCGTTACGTTTCCCGCTCCTGGCCGTGGCACTGCCGCTGCTAAGACTGTTGAGTCGGCTGTTACAATGCAGCAGGCTACTGGTACCGGCATCACTATCAACATCGACAAGCATTATGAGTACAGCCGTCTGATCGAAGATCTGGCTGAAGTTCAGGCTCTGTCGTCGCTGCGTCGCTTCTACACCGATGACGCTGGCTACGCTCTGGCTACTCAGATCGATACCGATGTGCTGAACAACTTCAGCAAAGCCCAAGGCGGCGCTGGTACGACAGCATGGGACAAGGCTGTTATCGGTGGCGATGGTTCGACGGCTTACGTTGCTGCTAACGACAACGAGACTGCTCTGACCGACGCTGGTATCCGTAAAGTTATCCAGACTCTGGACGACAACGATGTTCCGATGGACGGACGTTCGCTGGTGATCCCGCCTGTTGCACGTAACACGCTGCTCGGACTGGCTCGCTTTACTGAGCAGGCTTTCGTTGGCTCTGGCGACGCAATCCGCAATGGTCAGATCGGTGACATCTACGGCGTTAAGGTCTATGTTTCGACCAACTGCCCCACTGCTTCTGGTGGCGCTCGTATCGCTGTTATGTTCCATCCTGAGTACGGCGTTCTGATCGAGCAACTCGGTATCCGTGTTCAGACCCAGTACAAGCAAGAGTACCTTGCTACGCTGTTGACCGCTGACACGCTGTACGGTGTTGGCGAACTCCGTGATACCTCGGCTGTTGGTATCGCCATACCTGCCTAACCAGGAATGACGATTAGGGGCTGGCTCACAAGGCTGGCCCCATTAACCACTAAGGAGATTTAACATGGCTGCATCAAGCGTAACATACCGCCGTGGGAAGCAACAGTTTCAGGGCCTGTTCTCTGAAATGTGGACTGCCCAAGGCACAATTAACTTTGCTGAAGTTGCTGATGGCGACGAAGCAGTAGACACCATTGCTGTACCTGGCGTTGCTCTGGGCGACATGGTTCTTGCTGTGTCTGCTTCTATCGACGTTGCTGATCTTGGTCTTACCGCTCAAGTTACTGCTGCTAACGAAGTAACGGTTCAAGTGTGGAACAACACTGGCGGTGCTATTAACCTAGCAGAAGCAGTATATCGCGTAGTTGTGGCTCGTCCCAACTTCTCGTAAGTTTTAGCCTCTTCGGAGGCTTTTCTATAGCATCTTCGATGAGGTTGCTATAGAAAATTTTATAGAGGACTACTATGGTTCCACGCACATTTCCATCGGTGTACAATACTCCTAACGGCAGTACATCTATGGTCGTCTATGAGATCACTGATCTAACAGGATTGACTCGTTGGGTTGACTATATTCCTGTTCAGTATTCAGCAGATAACTCTATACCAAACAGTTATGATAACAACGGAGCACTCTATGTAAGTGCTCTTGGCAGTGTTTCTGGCCTTCAGGCAGGCAAAGATTATATCCGCATCTATGTAGACAATGCAGCTACTAAGAAGTGGACTATATCTTCTGATGGCTACATTCCAGTTTTTTCTTATACTGATGCAGCAAACAATAACCTAGAACTTGAAAGCGGATCAAACATTGATCTTGAATCAGGTGATTTAATTCTATTAGAGGGCTAAAATGGCAGATAAAAAAGTATCTGATCTTACCGCACTTACTGGCGCAGGCTTGGCCTCTGGCGACCTTTTCTACATTGTAGACGTTAGTGAGCCTTTGGCGGCAGACAAAAGCAAAAAGATTACATTCTCGGAATTGTCTACAGTATTCCTTTCATCTTCTTCCACCATTGAGGGTGGCACTTACGCCTAATTGGAGATATAAATGGCAACGATTCTTACCAAGAAAAAAGATACCACTGGCGCTCCTGGTGCGGGTGATTTAACTAACGCTGCTGGTGGTGCAGAACTAGCAGTCAATACTGCTGATAAGCGCCTCTATACTAAAGATAGTGGTGGTAACGTAGTTGAGATCGGTACTAACCCTACTATTCTTAACGTAGACAATCTGCGTCTTGATGCAAGCACGCTATCGTCTACTGACACCAATGGTAATATCAACATTACGCCTAACGGCACTGGCTCTACAGTAGTTACTAAACTGTCTGCCTCTGCTGCTGCGCTGACTGATCCTGTCATCACTGGCGCTATCACAGAAGACGTATACACTATCTCTGACGGTGCAGCCTTTGAGATTGATCCTGGTAATGGCTCAATCCAGTTGATCACTCTTGGTGCAAGCCGCACACCTAAGGCAACTAACTTTGCTGCTGGTGAGTCTGTGACTCTGATGGTTGATGATGGATCTGCTTATACGCTGACTTGGACTGACTCAACCTTTGGCGGCTCTGGCGTGGTGTGGAAGACTGATGGCGGTGTTGCTCCTACTCTGAACACTTCTGGCTACACTGTTATCGTGCTGTGGAAAGTCTCTACACAGGTCTATGGCGCTCGTGTTGGTAACGCCTAATGCACTACTATACCTATGCGTTGATTGATCCAAGGGACAACAAGCCTTTTTATATTGGGAAAGGTCAGCGTTATAGGTATAACTGTCACTTTAGAGAAGCAAGAAATACAACCAAAAATTCTAAAAAGTTACAGAAAATAAGAAAGATTGAAAGTCTTGGTCTTAAAGTAATAGTAAAGAAACTTATAGAAAACGTAACTGATGAAGTTGCAAAAGAAGTAGAAATGTTTGTAATAGAAGAATGTTTATCTTTTGGTCATGATTTATGTAATCAAACAAAAGGCGGAGAAGGTAGCGTTGGTTACAAACATTCAAAAGAATCGCTAGAGAAGATAAGAAAATCTCAAAAAGGTAAAGTTGTTTCAGAAGAAACAAAAAAGAAAATAAGCGATTATGTTAAAAAGAACAATCCAATGCACAGACCTGAAGTAATTGCAAAACGCTCTGGCGCTAACAGCCATTTTTACGGAAAAGAACCGCACAACAAAAAACGAGAGAATATCTAATGCTTGCTAAAAAATCTTTAGGTGCTGCACCGGCATCAGTCCCAGCGTATGTTGAAGATGTTTTTTCTACCTATTTATACACAGGTACTGGATCTGGCACTACAATTACTATCAACAACGGAATAGATGTGTCCGGAGAAGGCGGACTTGTCTGGATTAAAGCGCGGTCTGGCGCAGATAGTCATAAACTTTATGACACATTGCGTGGTGCAAAAAACGCAATCTACTCAAATCTTACAGACGCGCAAACAACTGATGGCGCTTTAGATTCTTTTACGTCGACAGGATTTGTAGACAAGGCTGGATGGAATACTTCTACAACGCTGGCATCTTTCACATTCCGCAAGGCAGAGAAGTTCTTTGATGTGGTAACATGGACTGGTAACGGCGTAGATGGTAGACAGATCTCTCATAACTTAGGTGTTGTTCCTGGTTGCATTATTGTTAAATGCACAAGTAACGCAGAGAATTGGTTAGTATGGCATCGATCTTTTTCTAGTAGAACAAATCTACTGCAACTTAATACAACAAATTCTGTTTACACAGACACACGATTGAACACAAACGCTTTACCAACTAGCACTTATTTTGAGGTTGGTAACGACGGTGAAGTTAACGCAAGTGGAAGAACCTACGTCGCCTACCTCTTCGCCCATGATGCTGGCGGCTTTGGTGATGCTGGCGATCAGAGTGTGATTAAGTGTGGCTCTTATACCGGCAATGGAGACACTAACGGATTAGATGTTAGTCTTGGTTGGGAACCGCAATGGGTTCTTGTGAAGCAATCAAGCGAAAGCGGAAATTACTGGCTTGTTGCAGACAACATGCGCGGCATGACTGCCGATATGAATTCTCAAATTTTATATCCAAACGCATCTGATGCTGAAGTTTCTCTAACTCGCATCGGAGCAACCGCAACAGGATTTAAAGTTTACGGCGGTTCTGGCTCTGTCAATAATAACGGCTCCACCTACATCTACATCGCCATTCGCCGTGGGCCGATGAAGACTCCTGAGGTTGGTACTGAAATTTATAATGCATATGCGTTTGACGGAAACGACGGAACGCAAACATATAGCAATGGTTTTCCAACAGATTTCTTGTTGCATATAACTAGAAATACTGGAGGATATTCACGCTTGTTGTGTGACAGATTACGAGGAAAAGGACCACGTTTAAATACAGCGGCTACTGATGCCGAAAGTAATCTAGATATATTTAACTTTGATAAACAAGACTCTGTTTCTTTTACGTCAGGTTCGCCAAGCATAAATGCTTCTGGTACAACATACATTCATTACAATTTTGGCCGTGCTTCTGGTTTTTTTGATGTAGTTTGCTATACAGGCACAGGCTCGGCAACAACAGTCACGCATAACTTAGGTGTTGCGCCTGAGTTGATGATTGTAAAACGTAGAAGTAATGCCGATAACTGGTTTGTGTATGCTCAACCATTAGGTAATACAGGAAAATTAGAATTGGATGGCACAGCAGCGGCTAATACTAGTAGCCCTGCATGGAATAGTACATCCCCAACATCCAGTGTGTTTTCAGTTGGAACAGACACCGCTGTAAATGGATCTGGATCAACTTATGTAGCGTATCTCTTTGCCTCCGTAACTGGTGTAAGTAAAGTTGGCTCCTACACAGGTACAGGCACAACCCTTCAAGTCAATTGTGGGTTTACTAACGGCGCACGTTTTGTACTAATAAAGCGCACAGACTCCACTGGTGATTGGTATGTGTGGGATTCTACTCGTGGAATTGTAAGTGGAAACGACCCATATGTTCTTATAAATAGTCAAAACGCAGAAGTTACTAATACAGACTATATTGACACCTACTCCTCTGGTTTTGAGATTAGTAGCACAGCACCGGCGGCAATCAACTCAAACGGTGGAACATTTATTTACTTAGCAATCGCTTAAAGGAGCAACCATGTATCGAATTAAATCAAGCGGAGAAGTCAAAACTCAAGGCGAAATCCGTCATATGTATCCCAATACTTCGTTTCCTAAAACTTGGTCAAACGAACTTGTAGCAGAACTGGGCTTGGAAGTAGTGTTTGAGACACCAGCACCTAGCACCACAGTTTACCAAACCGCCTTCAAAGATGGTGTTGAGCAAGTAGATGGTAAATGGGTATGGAAGTGGTCTATCAACGAGATGGACGACGACGCCAAAGCAGCCAAGGATGCTGAAGTAGCCAAAGGTGTGCGTACTACTCGTGACGCTAAGTTAGCAGAGACTGACTGGACTGCTTTGTCTGATGTAACCATGTCTGCAGAGATGGCAGCATATCGTCAAGCCTTGCGTGATGTGCCTGCGCAGACTGGCTTTCCGCACAATGTTACTTGGCCTTCCAAGCCGGAGTAATAAATGGCGGCGCACGGACCTGAAACCATTAAGCATGTAACTGATGGCCTTTCAATTGTAACTGTTTTAGGCACATTAGCAGAGATTCTACCAGCGATTGCAGCCCTGTTCAGTATTGTCTGGACAGGTTTCCGCATCTACGAAACCCAGACTGTACAGAACTGGCTTGGTAAGGTAAAGGACAAAGATGTCTCGTAAAGTCACTGCTGCTATCACCAGGACAGTTACAGATAAGATCACTCTGTATACAGTCCCGACACGCAATCGTGCTGAGTGGGAGTTGTTGTATGTCATCTCCTTGACTGGTAATGACACTCCTGCTGTCTATTGGTACGATGCCTCTGCCAACGTAGAGTATCAAGTCTTAGGCGCTAAGAACTTAGGCGCTGGTGACTATGTGTTGTTAAATAATGCTGTAGTTGTGATGGAAGAGGATGACCAGATTCGTGTTAAGAACAGTTCTACTAACA